ATCTTTACAGGATTTACTAAGTGGTGGCATAGGAAATCTTCCTGCTGAACTTTTAGGTAGTGCTAGTAGTAGCAGTGGAAGTGGTGGAGCAAAAGTAATTCTTGGAACTGGTAGTGAGAAAGAATGGGCTACTGGTCTTCTGCAAAAAATGGGTGCTCCAGTTAACGATGCCTCTATAAACGCTCTAACTACATGGATGCGTCATGAAGGTGGACACTGGAAAAACTCTGCAAACTACAATCCTTTAAATACCACATTAGACATGAGCAATAATGAGTCTATGAATAGTGTGGGAGTAAAACGTTACAAGTCTTGGGAAGAAGGCTACGCAGCAACCATAGGAACATTGACTGGCAAAAATGCTGGTGACCGTGGCTATACAGCGATTGTAGATGCTTTAAAAGCAGGTGCTTCAACAGACACTATTTTGGCAGCAGTAAATAACTCAGCATGGATGACTGGTAAAACAGGAAAAAATCCTTACAAGTTCCAAGGTGGTGGGTCTCCATCAGTAGCAACCCTTTCCTCCTCTTCTGGAATAAATATCTCTCCTTCTATAACAATTAACGTTAGTGTCCAACAAGCGTCTCATGCCGAGGCTATGAATCTTGTTGAAATTGTTAAAACCCAACTTGAAAAAGAAAATTTAATTAGATTGGTAGGCGGGAAATGACTAGACCAGTAAACGAGCCTGGGTATCAATCAAAAGTAGACCGTGAGTTGGCTGCTGGCTATACGGCTTTTAAAGCAGAACAATTAAAAGCAAAAAAGGCTAAAGAACTTGCTGATGACAAAAAGAAAAAAGCGGATTCACTCAAAGGCAAAAAACAGCAGATTGATTCGCTTAATGAGCAACTAAAGTTTCAAGCAAGAGCAAGAACTGCTCAACAAAATGCTTATAACATTGCTATATCACCTGGTTCTGGAGCATCCGCAGAAAGAATTGCTGAGTTAAAACTTAACTACACCAATATAAGTGCAAAAATGACTAGCATTGAGGCTAGTATAAAAAAAGCAACTGCTGAGTATTTAGCAATAGAAAAAAGCACTAGAAGTGCTTCAGAGACTTACGTTCAAGATGGGCGTGAGCGTGTACAAAAAGCATTAGCCGACGCTAAAAAAAATAACGTCAATCCTAGTGGAAATAAAAATACCAAAGCACCACCTGCAGCAGAACCACCACCACCTGCAGCCGTTAGGTTTAATGCGCCAATGGTTACATCAGCGTATTTTAGAACTCAAACTCACCCTACTAACTCTTTAGTTGCTAGAGGAGCAATACCAAAAAGTGCTGCTAGTTTAATTGACTCTTCTTTTGGAGATGGGAATACCAATAGAGGATTTATTATTCCAAACAAAAGAGCACAAGATGCAGCATTAAATGCGTTAGAAGATAAGTCCAAGGGTACTGCACGTGGTGGATACAAAGTACCTTTCGGGTTTAGGTTTCACTACAATCCTCAGTTTGTAACACAGTCTTATGGTTCCATAACAGGAATTTCCCCAGAACTTCTTGAGTCTGGTAAAGATAAAGCAAATATGATAACTACCCCTGCTTCTAGTAGTTCGATTTCAATTACCCTGTATTTAAATAGAATTGAAGACATGAACGCTTTAGCAACCTATGCTGTTCGTACAGAAACAGTTCTTGATAAAGATAGAAAGCCACGCACTAGTGTTGGAAAGATTAACTCTGATGCTGATTCCTTACTGTGGTACCCAGAAGTAGTTCCAGCAGCAGACCGTAAGTTAATTAAAGACTTCGGCACAATGTATGATTTAGACTTCCTATTTAAAGCCATAAACGGCACAATGGGTGGGTACAAAAGCCCATTGCGTGGAATAGCGACTGGAGACGTTGGTTGGTTAAACGGCATAGCAGTTGAAGTACACATGGGAAGAAAATTAAGATATTTAGCCAGAGTAACAAATATTAGTGTTAATCATGTGCAGTTCACTGAAAATATGGTTCCAACACTAACTACAGTTGTTCTTACAATGGCAAGATTTCATGATGCAATGGTTAAGGATTAAACATGATTCCTTTATCTAGTAGATACGCTGACGGTCTTTTATTAAAAGGCTACCACCCACTTAAATCAAGTTTTGAAGTTGGGGTTTATCGTATTTTTCCTAATAACGTTTCTGGCGTGTTTTATTACTCTTGGGTAGAAGGCGACAGACTAGACATGTTGGCAAGTAAGTTTTTAGGTGACGCTACTCTTTGGTGGGTTATTATGGATTATAACGATGACATTCATAGCCCATTTGAACTAGTTCCAGGTCAACAATTAAGGATTCCAGTCCATGTCCTCTAACCAAAAGTATTCCGCACGTGAACTTAATTCTTTTTCTGTAACTTTTCCTGACTATCCGACCTTTGGATTTTCTGCGGACAGCATAACTTTAGAGCAAAAAGTAAATACTCACGACATTCTTACAGTAGCGTTTACTAATTTTAATTTGGCTATGTTAAAAGGCTTAAAAACGCAATCTCCCGTGATTGTTAATTGGAAAACTTCTAATAAAATTCGTGGAACGTTTTACGGGGTTGTTTACGGGGTTGGAAGAACTCATGCTGTTCAATCTAGTAAAGAGGTTCAGATTGTTTGCTTAGGGTTAACTTTTTTAATGAAAGAATCTAGGTCAGGTGTTTGGAAAAATAAGTCAGTCAATGAAGTAGTTTCTGTTGTTGCAAAAAGGAATGGTTTAAAGTCAGTAGTTAGTGGTCATCCTGCTCGATATTCTCAAATTACCCAACAAGGCGAAAGTGATTGGGAGTTTCTACAAAGATTGGCGGATATGAGTGGTTACACAATATCTGTAAAAGAAAAAACCTTGTTTTTTAAAACTATTGATGAAATTGTAGAAGATTCAATTGGTGGAATGCCTGTTTTGTATCAAGAACAAACCTTCATGCCACCATACTCTAGTTTTGAAGAACAAACTTTAGATAAATTCACTCCTTTATACGGTGATTATCTAGAAAGTCCTGATTTACCTAATAACTCTTTTAAGATTATCCGTGGAGTAGACCCTATAAAAGCACTTACTTTTACTACTACAGAGTCTCCTAAAACAAAGCAACAAGTTAGAAAAACTAAGGCTGACCCAATTTTTACTCAATACCTAAACGCTGTGGCTAACACCAAAGATTTTTCGCAATCAATTGCTAAAGCAAAGGCTGTTAAAGCAAGGTTTAATATCCCTGCAAATTTTAAAAGTCAAGGTGACCCAAGAATAAGCCCAAACACCTTAGTAGAAGTAAAAGGAATACTGGGAGATGCGGACGGTTATTGGCTAGTACACAAAGTCACTCACTATTTGAACGTTAGAGGGACATACCAGTGCACTGGAACTTTATTGAGTGATGGTAAAAACCAAAATTTTAGGCCAAACCCTAAAACAAACTCACAGCCTGATTTACCAAGAGTAAACATACAGGCTAAACTAAAGAATCAAACCGCAACAAAAAAATCACCTAAATACTCCAAACCAACAATTTTGTTCAATAACGGAAAAGCAACTACCTCAACTGGGAAATGGAGATAAAGATGGCTTACGAATCTGCAATAAGTTTTCCAATGCGTTTAGATAGTTATGGTAATATTGCAAACACTGTGGAACCTGGTAAAATTTGGGCTGACAGAATTACCTCTGTAATTGGCACCATGTTTGGTGAACGAGTTAATCGACCAAATTTTGGAACAAAAATTGCTAATCAATGGCTAAATGGATTAAGCGGTATTCAAGGGGATATGGAGTCTGAAATTCAACAGGCTTTTATAACATTCTTGCCTTTATTAACCCTTTTAGAAACTTCTTTTGAGAACGACGATGCAAACGGGTCTCTTAAAGTTATAATTACCTATTCATTACCAAACGATAAGGAAGAAACTACTGTCCTTGCTCTTGTCAGTATTGGCAACAAACAACCTCAGTATCAGGAGAATATCTAATGGCAGTTAATGAAATTCCACTAACAATTGACTACACAAGTAGAGATTACGAAGCCCTTCGTGAAGAATTAATTGCTCGCATAAAAGAACGCATTCCTGAATGGAATGGAGCAGACAACAGTGACTTTGGCGTAGTTTTAGCCGAAGCATTTGCTTATCTTGGGGATGTTGCAAACTACTATATTGACCGTATTGCTAACGAATCATTTTTATCCACAGCAACTCAACGTGAAAGTATTTTAGCAATTGCAGAAACTTACGGCTACATTCCTTCTGGGTATAAAAATGCTACAGTTGACGTAACTTTCTACAATAACTCTTCTTCTGCTGTCACTATTCCAGCAGAAACACGGGTCTCTGGAGAAGTTATTTCTAATGACACTGTAGAAACAGTTGTTTTTACAACTACAGATAGCCTAGTTGTTCCAGCCTTTGCCAATCAAGCACGAGGTGAAGCAGTAGTTCTTGCTTACCAAGGTGAGTTAAATACGATTGAAGCCAGCAACGTTTACGGTGTTCTTTTGGGTGTATCTGATGCTGAGCCATCCCAATCATTTGTTATAGAAGAATTCCCAGTTGTTACTAATAGCGTAGAGATATATGTGCAGGGAGGAACTGCTTGGAAAAAATGGGAAAGAGTAAGCCACTTAATTGATTACAGTGCAAACGACGCAGTTTTTACTACACGCTTAACTTCAGATAACGAAGTAATTGTACTTTTTGGAGATGGTGTTTCAGGTGCGATACCTACATACCAGTCAGCAATTAGAGCAAAGTTTGTTGTAGGTGGAGGTATTTCAGGTAATGTTCCAAGCGGTACTTTAATTGATATTTCTCGAGTTCCTGGACTTTCTCAAACACAGGTTTCTGCATTAAATGGTGTAATCGATGTAGCCAATACAAAAGGTGCTACGGGAGGTAATGAGCCAGAATCAAATGACTCTATTCGCGTGGCTGCTCCTTTATTTTTACGTACTCAAAATAGGGCAGTAACTTTGGACGATTTTGAAAACCTAGCGTTGTCAGTAGAGAACTGTGGAAAAGCAAAAGCGGTGGGAACTTCTGCTACTGCTGTAACTTTATACATTGCTCCTTATCGTGATTTTTCTGACTTTGACGCTACACCTGGAATTGAAATTATTTCTAACGTACCAACAGCCACTCTTGAGTGGAACCAACTTAAAACAGAAGTAGCAAACTTTTTAGCAAATAAAATGCTCGTTGGAACAACCCTAAGCATTTTTAAACCCGTATATGTTCCAGTAACAATGAATATCCAATACACAAGAAAACCAGAGTTTAGTGCTACCGTTGTTGAAAAAGCAATAAAGGCAGCAATTGTTGAAAACTATTCCTATAACTTTGTTGATTTTG